GGGTGTACTTAGAGCGTAGATCGTCTAAGAGGTAAGCCCATTCGCTGGGTAATAGCTCAAAGACTAGCTCTATGGAGATCAGATCGCTAGCCATCCTCAGGTCTAGCGTCGCAAGCTCCCCGTAAAGGGAGGCGAGTCTTGCGCGTCTCTGGTTGATGGACTGATTGGACAAGTCGACACCTGCATTGAGCAGGCACCTCCTTATCCATGCGCCAACTTGCAACTGCAAGCGCACGTTCATATGTGGTTCATAGCATATGATACGGTCAGTCTTAGCATTTTTCGGAACTGCAAGCATTACGTTGCCCTGCACCACGTAGTCTCTCCCGTAGAAGATACTACACGGGCCGTCTGCGTTCAAAACAGAGGCCCCCCAGTACGGACAGTCGCGAAGAAGGATTGCGGCCCTCCCGTGCGCACTTGCGGTGACGTCAGGTCGACACTGGTACTTATATGTCGATGAGAAATCGATATCGAGAGCCTCAGCACCTCCCATAGATGCTGAAGTTGTCCGGCCTTTCGACCAGCCCACGTCTGGGAAGACAGTGGGAACCCTACCGAGAACACTTGCGATTTTCCTCCTAATGCGGTTGAACACCACACCATGGAGCGCTGATTCAGGATCAGCGCGCATTTGCCTCAGTCGAGTGTTTGTTGCTCGACAAAGATCTTCGGCCTCTACAGCCGTTCGGATAGCGACTTCCTTCGTATCTATGCCTGTCGTGAGACCCGCACATTTACTTAGGAACTTCGTCGCAGCGTAGTCTGCCTTAAAAGCCAGAGGAGAGCTGTAACTATTCGCATCTATACTCAGATCCAGAAGCGCCTTATGTTCTCCGGCGCGAAACAGGATCCAGACAGTGAGCGATCGGGGTGTATTGATCGCAAGGAGAAAGTCATGCACGAGGAACTCGGCATGATCTCTTGGTTGGAACCAACTCGAAGGTACTGAGAGTTGGCGCCCGAATATACTGTCATTCGGGCGGCTCGGCTGACGAGGCCGAGTCTTGTTTCCTTCCACACGCCGCCGGGAGGCCGCGTGCTCTGGGGTTCTCTTACCGTTGGCAGGTCGATACAAGCTTTTCACAGCTCGGTCGATTCTGTGGAATTCACCCTTTGGATATGGGGTGCCAACTAGTTTGAGGAACTCTTCGAGAGACTTTCTTTCAGCGTCACAGACGCTAACTTCATGGGACATGAGTGACTCCAGTCTTTGGACGATGGTTGTGGAGCTATCGGCGGTACAACTGCCTAACAACCCACACGATGGCAAGAATCCCGATCAGCCGCAAGGCCGAGTCGAGATCAACCCCAGGGACGCTCACGATTGTTCACCGTCGTTGCCACATAGGCCAACGCGGTAAAGTTCTTCGCATACGCCACGAGGTCGGCCAAACCGACCGCAGATTCACGCTCGTGAATCAAGTACTCGATGATCACGTTGCTTTCGAACGCCTTGGTAGGCGCCGTTGCACCCGAAAGAGTCTCCGTGGAGACCTTCCTGATCACGAACCGGACTTTCTCGATCCCATTGGAGTTGATGGGGGAGAACTGCTCTTGGATGTAGCAGTATCCGACTCGAATAGCCGGGCCACGATCCACCCACTCGGCGACGATCTT